TCATGGCTTGGTCAAAGTCAACTCCGACGCTGACAAGAAGTCGGACTAACCCAGTCTTGAGGACATTTTCTGCTCGTTTCTGTTCGGCGATGGGTGCATTGTTCCTGACGAGATCTGCGTGACGAGTGACGGCGGCAACCCAGCTTGCAAGTAGAATAGGGTCGTACTCCATGGTGAAGAATGGGAATCTGTGGACGCACGGATCCATTTTAATCGTCCAAAATGGATCTCGCCGGCTCCAGTCTCTAGAAAGTAGCGCCGATCAAAATGCCTCTCCTTTCCAACGCCGACATCAACGACCTCAACATCGCCCTCCGCAACAGCAACTTCCGCGAGAACCTCCTTCTGGTGCTCAGGGAGAAGATCATCAAGGAGGTTCTAAACTCCATGCCTGATTTCAAGAATCAGATGCTGGCGGCAATTTGGACGGCCACGCATCCCCGCGACATGCACGTCGTCTTTCCCAAGCACTACTTCTGGAACGACGAGGTTCACTGCAGGGGGCAGGGAAGAAGGGTTCGGGACGTGGTTCGGCAGATGGACATCCTCCACGAGCTTGAGGTTGCCTTGGGGCCAAACTTCAGGGTCTCAATGGTGTCCGTTGACATGGACACTGCCTCGGGCACGGTCCGCGGGTTTGGCTTCCGCGCGGACTACTTTCCGGACCGTCCCCCGATCCACAATCCGGAGGACGACATGCCTCCGCTGGAGTAAAACAGATCCAGCACACAACATCCACTCCTAAACGTAATGGAGACCCCTCGCCCCATTCTTGACGTAGACAATCTCACGGAACACCCGTGGCCTGAAGTTGACTGGGACGGATTCAGATGCTACGAACTTGATTGGACCATCGATCTATACCGACAACTCCAACTGCGTTTGTTTATCAAGCATGGTATTCGGAGATCGGACGATGACTACGAGGATCCCGATCCATACGCAAAATACTATATCTTTTATTGCTACTCACTTTAGGGCGCGGGCGCTGAGGATGTACAGGAACAGTGTGTTCACTACAGTCAGTATCAACATGGGGGCAGAGCGAAGAAGCATGGCAAATCCGCGTTTGGGCGAGATTGACATGACATACAGTTCAAGCAGGAGTATAAACCCAGCGGATATGGCGGCCACCCAAAAGAGTACATAGTACCAAGTCTCAATCGTGTCGTTCGATATTTTTTTCGTTAACTCGGGTTCGTCGGTCATTTACTTATGACGGCGACGAGTTTTACGGCTGCGGCGCCGTTTTCCTCCCTGTTGCGCGCCACGTACAACATCGCTACATAACGTGCCCGGTCCGCAGTTTTCCTTGTACTTGTTGACGTTGGTTTCGGCATCTGTTCCCGTATACTTTGCATACGCAACAATGGAAAGTACGCTGATTGTGAGCAGGGCAACGAACTGGAAAGCTCCCACTGCTAAACCGCTTACGGCCGTATCGACGGCGCCTGCCATTACTTATGGCGCCTACGAGTTTTACGGCTGCGGCGCTTCGTCTTGCGAGTGCGACGACGACCGCCTTTCTTCATGGAGTCCAAAAGCTCAAGTATTCGGGCGTTCTGATTTTCCAAACGATCCGCGTCGGCCGCAGCGAGTTCCGCACGCTGTTTCTCTCGGCGTGGACGGTCGACGATATCGCGGGCTTCCGCTTCTACTTCAAAGTCGATGAAGAGATCGTTGAGCGCGCTGAGATTCTCTGGATCGCTCAATATAGCTCGTCTATATGGGTCGAACGTGTCTCCAAGTCGCTCGCGTGTCTGACGAAGAGGTTCTATGTGTTCAAGCTGTTTCATGAGAGAGTCCAATATGCCCCTAGTCGGGCCACGATCTATCACGTAAAATTGGTGAGGAACACCGGGTATTTTCTTGTTGCTAGAATATCCCCATCCTTCGTATATTCCTGCGACCTTATCGTTTAATGGATATAGGTAGATGAAGTTGTATTTACCTGACCTAGCGGCATCCACAAGTGCTTCGTGAAGCTGCCTGCCCACTCCACCGTAGACTTCATCTCGGATTCGACGAGTGCTGATTTCTGCAAGATAGATATACCTCCGGTTATGATCATTCTTTAACTCGGCGGTCAGCCAACCGCATATCCGACCATCTGGAGCCTGTGCGACAAAATGCCAGTCCGGATCATTTCCAGACGTGGATTGCCATGGAGTAATCATTGTATCGAATGGAAAAATCGGCAGCTTACTCCGCAGGCCTTCCGCAGGCCCTCCAAGTGGCTTAGCAGCTAATAGCTCTGATTGTTGTTTCTCGGCTACGGCGGCCAGCTTTGCGATGTCGGGGTCGCCCTTTTCAAGCCGCGTGATCGCACACGCCATTACTTACGGCTGCGACGAGTTTTCCGAGAGCGGCGGGTGTGCTTGCGGGTCTTGCGAGTCTTGCGACGACGGCCTCCCTTGGATTCTTCAACAATGTGAAGGATACCACGCTCAATCTCACTGTCGTTCAATACAGTTCCATTAAATCCAGCCACGAGTGGATTCGTCCTTTTGCCCTGGTCATTCCAATATTTCGAGAGAGACACACCATCAAAGAGCCAGTTGTTTCTTTTACCAATCCGAATAACGTCCTGTCCTTCGCTGAATGGCTGATATAGAATTGGGTCGTCCTCGGGAAGCTCTTTGCGATTGACGTCGATAACAGCAGGGGGAGCGGGGGGAGCAGGGGGAGCACGCGATGGTGAAATGTTAATATAGTCTTTCGCATCTCGAAGAATCTGATCACCGCCCCAATCGAGGTCGCGGTCGTAAGTCCTGACTAAACGATCAAACTGGTAACCATCAAGGACATGCACGGCGTCGGTGTGCCAGACGCCGCGGCGCGCAAGTTTTATTCCGAAAAGGGCCCCATCAGCACCAATACGAAGAACTATTGCCATATGCGATTTATTGCCTTCGTTCGCAAAGTATACAAGCTGATCGTTCACCCCGATTTCCTTTCCGGTCTTGTCTTTTGGTGCACTCATGCTTATTTAAACGCTCCGACGAGTTTTCCGAGAGCGGCGAGTGTGCTTACGGGTGCGACGCCCATAACCCCCCTTCAGGTGACTTGATGTTGCGTCTCTCAGTAGCTCCTCCTCCTCTGCCTTCTCCTTCGCCGCCTCGGCCGCCGCTGCCGCAGCTGCCGCAGAGGGCCTGTACGATTGTGCATGGGGGTTCAGCTCCCGCTGATGGTGAGCTGCTGCCTCCGCTGCCGCTGCCGCTGCTGCCGCTTCCGCTTGACGTCGCGCATGATAACGACGTACCCTGCTAGGTCTTCCGCGGCCGCCGTACCACACATCTTTACCGAAATATGCGTCACCAACCATCCATCCATACTTGTTCCATGCAGGTAGCTTATTAATTTTGTCAGACTCTTTCTCTATTTTGTCTCTCAGAACTTTAGCGGCATTGTGCCATGCCGTCTTCTCGTCACCTTGTAATTCACGAATCCATTTGTAAAAGTCCACTCTCTTCTCCATTTATCTAAACGCTCCGACGAGTTTTCCGAGAGCGGCGGGTGTGCTTACGGGTCTTGCGACGGGCTCCCTGCGTTTTCCGCAGTGCCCGCACTGCATTAAGCGCATTTCCCGCCGGATATCTCTTGAATGCGGGCACGGGAGCAGGGTCCACTACCTTGTTCGCGGTCGCGCTTGGCACCTCTTCGAATCTATAGTTGCTTTCAAGAAAATATCCTCTAATTGGGTTGCCCTTCTCATCCTTCTCGTCCTTCTCAATAACAGCTTCACCATCTACAATCTTTCTGAACGTTCCAGTCAAGTATGGAATCGGCTTGACGCCCATGTTCCTATTGTATTGGCTATCAGCAAGGAACACATTGTACCTGTTACCCACCACCAAATCATTAACTTTAAGCTGAGCTGGCATTATTATACGCTCCGAATAAACTCCCAGTGAAGGTAGGAACAGATCTTTTCCCATATGGAGTCGTGGGCAATCAGCCGGTCACGGGATTTCAGCAGAGGAAAGAACACCTTGTACTCATCCAAATCCAGCAGTTCAAAAAACTTGTACAGAATGTACGAGTAGCTCAAGAAGTTTGTGCGATCGTTGGGACAGTACAGCAGAAACGGTGCCTGAATCTCTTGAAACATCGCCCGGACCTTTTCCTCGATCTCGGGGGTGATGGTCGGAGGCGGATTTCCGTTCAGTCGGCTTAGAATGTGAGCGCGGTGCTCGTAATACTTAGACCGTCCCAGCTTCTTCAGGATTTGGCGCGTATCCTCTTCGGAGAGATCGGCAATGTTGTCAATCCGGCGTTTCCGAATCTCTAGAATGACCTCGTTCATCACCTCTTCGGGAATGATCGTAGATTCCTTGGCCTGAAACTGGTTCAGAATCTCGTTGAGGTGATTGATCTTCTTGTAGGCGTAATTGTTCCGCTCCTTGGGTGGATCACGGAACGAAGGAAAGTCGGACACCACCAATGCATACTCTTCGGATCCACAGGACGGGCAGACCAGAATTCCCTCTGAACTAATCTCTTCCCGAGCCACATTGCACGCCCCACAATGTTCAGTGAGCAACTGAGTCGCATCGGGGCCATTGCTCAGCTTCATACGAGACACATACTCGTCAAAGATCTGCTTCTTGGACAATCCGGTATCCGCGGGGGTCGTATTCGCGACAAAGAATTTCAGGAATGTATTTGCCTCCTTGGGCGGAGGTGCTACGTGTGGCACCGATGGGGCCTCCTTTCCGTAATAGTCAAGCAAGATGTCCATATTTTTCATGTAATACTCCTCCACTGGGTTACTTCGCATGAGTTCCTGATCTATCTCGCGAATCTGAGAATCCACCTGCGAACACTTGACAATTTCTGTCAGCTCCGTAGACGTACTCAACCGTTCACGTTGACTTCGAAGTTCAGCCAACTTGGCTTGGAGAACCGCCTGCTTTCCATCCAAATCACGTAACGACTGCACCTGATCCTGATGAACCGAGTCCAGCGTTCCCATTGACGACCCAGTCGCGACTGGATCCCTTGTCTTGCGGATCCTGAAGACGTCCATTTGTAAACTCTTCGGTTTGCTTCCTGAAGACCGAATTCGTAAACATGCAAGGACGCTGTCTCTTCAATCCCAACAATGTCTTTTCGTAGGGCAGTCCATATTTCTCAACGATATACGTCAGGGCCAAGAATGCTGAGCGATTGATTCCACATTGACAATGAACGAAGACCGTCCCATCGCTTTCACGCAAAAAGGCAGACAGCGCATCTTCAAACAGCGGATACCACTTGAGAATGTTTGCGTCGGGCGAGTCAATTGCATTCAAGCATATATAGCGGTCGGGGTGGGCATTTTGAAACCACGCGGGAGAATGGTCAGGAAACGCACAGTTGATGACATGAGTAATCTTGTAGGTATGTAAAAAAGATGGAGTGAGCATTTCACCGGCACCCACGAGAATACGCGGGTAGAACCATGCCGGCCGCTCACACATGTACCTCGGACGAAGCATGTTACTGTAGGGCGAGATCCGTTTAATAAACACGCGGCCGCGGCGGGAGATCCGTTTTACCACGATGTCTCCTTCTCAAGGCGCCTCTCCTCAAGCGCGTCAGATGTCGTTGGAAGTACGGCGCTCTGAAGTTCAGGCACAAACTCCAGATACACATTGAGATTGGACCCGTTGATCGCATAGTTTGACACGATCTTCTTTCCACAGGCCACGGCAAGACGCTCAAGCACATCATACTCGTTGATGATGTCCTCTACATTGTAGGTGAGAGCACCGTAGCTCTGCATGATGTGTAGTTGATGCAGCAGAAACCGCGACGAGCGCCTGTCGTAGACTGCCTCCCAAAACCGCTGCTTGAGATTGGATGCACGAGCAGCTGCCATGAGAGTTTCCAGCAAATGGGTTGCATACTTGCGGTCGTTTTCCTTACGAACCTCGGCTGCGCGGAGAATGTCGTCAATATCCGTGGAGCAAAGAATAGTGGTCTCAAACATCTTGTAGTGTATTCGGCTTGTTTCTGTATATTCTTTCCGTTTTAGTCACTAACCAAGAAAACTCAGCAGGAAGACGTTGAGTAGGTGTGAGAGAACAACCGCCGCACCGCCAAGAACACCTGCGCCCTGCCAAGACACAACGCCTCCCGACGTGTATGCATTCGGAATGTAGCGAAGGAGAAGATCACGGGGGGCGGACAGCGAAAGAATGACCGTGGCAATAAAGAAGGAGATGTACATGGTCAGGTTGGCCCACATCATGCGCATCATGGGGAGCGAGGGCTTGAAGGAGGGCGCCATCTGCGTGCGCTGAATGTGATCAGAACCGGACACACCCATCATGGGCGGCATAGACTGCGGAAGTCCAGGCGAGGGGAGAAGAGCATCAAGCGACGTTTGATCCTCCATTGTTTATGAAGGAGACGGGATTTCGCAGGTGGCATCTTCCACGCGATACTTATAGCACTTTCCATCCACCTTGACTGTCTTGGTATTGACATCTTCCAAGGGCACCCCGAGGACTCGGCGAGTGTCGTAGTTACGGTGAAAGAGCAAGGCTGAGATGCCGAGTCCAATAACAAAGGAAAAGAATGGACTTGCGCGCGCAATGGCTTTGGTGAAGTCAAGCATTACTTCTTAGTGAGACTTGCGAGTAGGTTGAACGAGTCTGCCTCTTGTCCGCAGGGCACCTCGATTGCGTGTGTGCGAACACACCCAGTGTCCGTGTGAAAGATGCCCCTGTCGTGTGGAGACGGCACGGAGACCTGAGTACGTGTGGGAGGAACGAGGACGCAGGCAATAAGCATCCCGACAATAGCCCCTGCCGCAATCCAAACGAGCTGGATCATTATACAGATGTCACATTATTCCCCGTTTGACTGAACACTGCAACGGCAATTGGAGTTGTCACAAGTCCGGAATACGGGACAAGAATCGCCAAGAGCGTCAATGCATAGGCAGTCCGCTCATGTCCGCCCAACATCATGACGCGCCACGCAATGGCAATACTGAAGACATACAGCGCGATCCCAACCGCATATCCAAACATAGAAAGTCCACTCAGCAGAGTCCCTGACGCGGTTGGCATTGTGGGAAGAGACAAGACCGGCGGTGTTCCAATCTTTGCCGTTTGTCCATCCGGAATAGCAACCGTTCGCTGAACGCCCGTTTCTCGGTCTGTGAAGGTGACTGTCAGCCGACGACCCGTGACAATGTTAGCAGACGACTGTTGTTCCTCTATCTTCTTCTGCAGGGTTACTGTCTCCAGTTGATTTGTTTGGAACGCAATGCACTTTGTATCCGACGAGTTTCCACACGCCGTCGCTGCTTGACGGGCAATTTGCGCCTTGTCCGAATCTGTTAACGTCACAGATGTATTTGCTCCAAAAATGTCCACAAACGGCACAAGACTATTGTCTGCGACCGTATCCAAATATCCGCCTGACGCCTTTGCTTGAATGCTTTTGGTAATATCGGTTGCCGATCGTTCGTCGCCCCATGTGGCGGAGTTGATCACAATAGTCATTGTTAGTTAGCAAACACGAAATTCGCAAGACCGGAGACGATCCGTAGAAAGTTGATAGACTCTACGTAGACACCAAGGCTGTAGGTGTAGGCAAAGATCGCATTCTCTCCATTTGCGTTACGCCAGACTGTAATCACATTGGGATACAGCGGAAGTCCTGTAACAGGATCACGAAGCGCACACTGAGCCGCCGTAATGAAGACGGGATTGGGTCCGTTCACAGTCTCTGTGATTGCATACGCCTCCTCCTGAGCAGCCACTCCAGCTGCCGTCGCAAGCGGCTGCTGAAGTGTCAGGCGCAGAACAACCTTGTTGAACAAGCTTCCGTTAATGGCTCCGCTTGGCTGATACAGATCGTTGTTGAGGGCAAACGAATACATGTAGACGCCGGGTATTTGAGGGGCATCGCCGGTTGTGTGCTTGTACATCTGAAGAAGCGAAAAGTAGGGTGTGGGTTTTATAGAAAACCGCTCCTTGCCGTCCAGCAAGAGCTGTCCGTTCGTGATTGGATCACGAGGATACACGGACGAAATCTGCAGCTGTCCGCTGGAGTACAGGAACGTCTGCGTCTCTGTGGAGTTTGTTGTCGCGGAATAGACATCGTTGGCTGTGCCGGGCGTTGTGAACGGGGCGCGATTTGGATTGTCCCAGTTCGTGTAATTGTCCCAGTCGTTTGCCAATATCTTATCGGACCGCTGCGAGGTCCATACGATACGCGTGACCAGATTGAAGAACGGAATGAGAATATCCGAGTTGCCTCCGTATTGTCCAGGATTGTTGGTGTATGTGACAGTCTTCACCAAGAATGTCTGATCCGCACTCGCCAGCTGAGCCATCTCCATTTCCGTAAGGTAAATGAAGTTTCCTTCAAGGTAGGGATCGGGGAAAAAGGACGTGAGGGTAGGGTTGGACGAACTCCCGTCAATGTTCGGCGGGCTCAGAAACCGGCCAATTGCGCTGTACGGGGCATTTGGGGAGTCAGGGTTGAAGCCCTTGTCCGTCGGGCGAATGCGAGTACCATAGGTGGTTGCCCTGTTCAGAGGATCCACATCAATTACGGTATACAGCTGGTTCAAAGGCCGATAGGTCACGTTGATAAAGACATCGGAGTTCTGCATGGAGACTAAGGGAAGGGCCATGCCCGGATTCTCGCAGAACCAAAAGTGGAGCGGAATGATCAGCTGACGAGAGCGAATGGACGGTTCGGGCGTCAGTGTGTTCGGAACCCCTCCAGGCTGATTCAGCGGGCGCACGGCGTGAGGATACTGGCCCATCCGATCATAGGCATTTGCCGGGTCATTGAGCTCAGGAACATTGCCGACCATTTGGTCCACCAGTTTGCGCTTGTTGGGATCGTGAGTCAGGTACGAGTAGAATTTCAGCCATTCGCCCGTCAGTCTCTGAAGAACCTGTCCGTTGGCCGTGATCTCCACACGATCAATCAGATTGTAGCCAATGTTGTCAATCCACTGAAATTCGTAGCCAATGGAGTTGGACCTTGGGTCATATCCTGCAGGCGGCGCTTCGGCTCCAAGGTAGAAGAGAGGAGACCAAATGTCAGGAAGAGTCACTGACAGGTACGTATCGTGAAGAAGCTGTGCATACCGATCAATTCGGCAGGGAATCGTTTGGGTTGTTGTTTGGTTAAAGTTCAGGTTGGAACTGGTGAAGGTCATACGGATTGACTCCATGGCAAAGTTCGTGTGTCGCCGATAAACGGCCCGAAAATGTGTCATAGATGGGCTTCCATTCACAAGCTCATTCTGTGCTCCAATCGCAACCAGCTGGAGGAGACCACCCGGCATATTGTGTTACTAATGAGATTAGACTAAATAGGTATTGATCACACTATCAAGCGGATACGGTGGTTGAACGTGTCGGACACAACGACGTCGCCGGTCGGGGTCACTGCGACTCCATACGGGTTGTTGAAGGTCGCGGCTGTGCCCGTGCCGTTGGCGGACCCTGCGGTGCTGCCCGCAAGTGTGGTGACCACACCGGCCGGCGTAACCAGCCGTATGCGGTGGTTACTCTGGTCGGCCACGACGATATCACCGCTCGAGGTCACAGCGACTCCAGACGGGAAGCTGAAGCTCGCGCCTGCGCCTGTGCCGTCGGCGAAGCTATTGGTGCTGCCCGCGAGTGTGGTGACGACACCAGCCAGTGTCACCAACCGTATGCGGTGGTTACTCTGGTCGGCCACAACAATGACGTCGCTCGAGGTCACTGCGAGCGCTTGCGGGTAGTTGAAGCTCGCGCCTGCGCCCGTCCCGTCCGCAAAAGCAGGGCTGCCGCTGCCCGCGAGTGTGGTCACCACACCAGCCGATGTCACCAACCGGATACGGTGGTTGTAGGTGTCAGACACGACAATGACGCCGGTCGAGGTAACGGCCACTCCAGCTGGGTAGTTAAAGCTTGCGCCCGCGCCCGTGCCGTCGGCGGAACCGGCGGTTGCCTGTCCCGCGAGTGTTGTGACGACACCGGCCTGTGTTACCAACCGGATGCGGTGGTTGAAGGTGTCCGCCACGACGATCACGCCGGTCAAAGGGTTCACGGCAACTCCAAGCGTGGCAGCGAAGCGGGCGCCCGTGCCCGTGCCGTCGCCGAAGCCATCGGTGCTGCCCGCGAGTGTGGTGACTACGCCGGCAGGCGTTATCAACCGGATACGGGAGTTGAGATAGTCGGTCACAACAATGTTGCCGTTTGAAAGCACAGCAACTCCTTTCGGATTGTTAAAGTTCGCGCCCGTGCCAGTACCGTTGATTGAACCTTGGACGCTGCCCGCCAGCGTAGAAACGACGCCTAGAAGCACTCTAACCACCACCGGCGGCGCTGCCGGAGCCGCCGGTGGTGGCGTCACTCCATTAATGATCACCGCGCTCGTTGTGGGTGACGCCAACGCACCCACCTGTGACGCGCGGACGAAAGCACCTAATCCAGGTAGGGCAACAGGAACGCCGCCGGACTTGGACACCTTAGCACTACGTCCAGGAGGAACGTACTGTGCAGCGGCCTTGACGAAGGATGTGAAATCGGAACCCGACGGGCGCAGGACGGGCATTGTTACTCTAGGACAACATAAATCGGCGATCAAACTATATAGGTCGTAGTCGCAGTATTGGCTGGAACACAGCACAGAGACGTAAAGGTTCTTCCAAGTATAGCGGGACCGATTGTACTGATACCAACGCCCGCAACAAACATATCATACCGATCCGACTTATTGGCGAGCACACCGATGTACTGAGTGTTCGTTCTGCGCTTCAGAGGAGGAGGAGCTACCGCCAGAGATTTAGCGATGATCCGACGCTTCAGTTGAGTCAGGTAATCCTGTGCTGAGTTGACCTGCATTTGTTATTTACGGAGAAATGATGTAATTCTCATAATGCGGTTCGTTCTTATCAGCACGCACGTAGATCAAACAACGGGGTATTCCAAGGTCGTCTTCAATCTCCTCAAGCAGCTTGCAAAGCTGGCCCCAGCAGTCAAGACCTACCATTTTGGGTTTCAGCGCCACCCGTCTCGTGGAAACATTCGCACGGTGCCGTCAGGTGTCGTTGCCTACGATGCCGCTGCAAACGAGGATCCGAAGGAGGAGGGCTTTGGCTTCAACAAGATTCACGAGTATCTGGAGATGGTCAACCCTGATGTAGTCATGATCTACAATGATCCTCTGATTATCCACCGCTTCGTGGAGGCCATGAAGTACAGCAAGGAGACGTCGCCGTATAAGCTGTGGGTCTACGTGGATCAGGTGTACGAGGGCATTGCTCCTCAGCTGGCCGATACGATTCGCACGAATGCTCACCGTGTCTATTGCTTTACACAGTATTGGACGGATGTCTTCAAGACATATGGTGAGTTCCCTGATGTCCGCACACTGGAGAATGCGGTGGATACGACCATGTTTTCTAAGCTTCCTGATGGAGTCCGAACCACCATTCGGGCGACGATGGGATTGCCGTTCAATGCCGTTCTCATGGTGAATGCAAACCGCAACAGCCAGCGGAAGCGTCACGATCTTGCCATCATGGGATTTGTGGAGCTTCTTGCTCGTGATCCCACGAAGCCGTACTATTTCATGATTGTCACGGGTCTCAATGCTCAGCAGGGCGCCTATTACGACATTAGCCGAATCTTCACGACAGAGCTCCAGCGTCGTGGCCTCAACCCCGAAGACTTTGCCAAGCGGCTTATGCTGGTGGATACGTCGGCAAAGCCCGTGCCTGATTCCGCCATTAACGAGATTTACAATGCTGCGGACATTGGCGTGAACACCTCCGATGGAGAGGGATTCGGGCTTTGTCAGATTGAGCACCTGTATACGGGTGCACCGCAGATTGTGACAGACATTGGGACCTACCGTTCCTTCATGGACGAGACGGTGTGTGGATTCGTCAAGCCCGGTGACCGCGTCTATTACTCAGGCACCATGCCCCTTGGACTGTGGGCTCCGAGCTTCAGCTACAAGGACCTTGCGGATGAGATGGAGCGCATGATCGCTGCCCTTCCGCAGTTCAAGAAGGCCGCAGCTGCCTACACCTTCAAGACGTGGAACGAGGTGTGTGCGTCTTGGCTGGAGGATGTGAAGGCGGCTAAAGCAGAAACCGGATTGAAGTTGGTGACATCATAACTCCCATACGCAGCAGGCGCTGATGGTCGTCCCACGCAGGTCCGTCAAACACTTCCCTTGTGTTCGGATCAATGATGAGTGAGATGCCCTTGATGAGCACCTTTTGCAGACGACGGTGCTTCTTGGATGTGTTGCGCAGAACAGTGGCATCCAAGTCTTCACTCTTGATGTTCGGCTTGAAGGCCAAGTCCTCTCCGGTTGTCGTGCTGTCAAATCGCATACAAGACACCTGCGGGCGTTCGCGGGAGTGGAGCTTTCGGTGGATCTCGCAATCCACCGCCGACTCCTTCAGCAACAGGGACATTCGCTGACCAATGCGCTCCTTTTCATACGCCGTTTCGTACAAGTATTCATCCGTGGACATGAATGTCTCCACAGGGTCGCCCTCATAGCGCTTTGTGACCATATCGTTACGACGAATGGCCACAATGTTCGGGTATTCTGCGGATTTCATCTGATCCTCCGTAAAGACTGAAATGTAAAAACTGACCTTAACTGTGCGCTCCTCCATCGGAAGAGTTGCGTGAGAGCAAATGCGAATCGCGCGACCAATGACCTGATCGTGACGAGCGGGAGTCCAGTGCGGTTCCATAATGTGAACATGGCGGACATTGGTGAGCGTAATGCCTTCCGCGCCCGACGCCGAGGCCATCAGCACCTTCAGAATCTTCTTGCCACGCTTTTCCACGCTTTCCTTGAGAGAGGGCGGAAAGTTCTTTGAATAGACGCCGTTGAAGATCTGGCGGGTCAGGTCACGCTCTTCCTCCTTCTCCTCACCCGTGTAAAAGGTGTAGGCCGGACGGTCATCCATCTCAGGATCTTCTACCCACTGGTTTGCAGAGTGAGACAGCTTGTATCTCTGCCATCCGGCGTGTTCAAGCACAGCCGACAAGACGCCCAACCCTTCCAACGAGCGATACTGAGAGTAGATAAACTGATTTCCGTCCTTGGACTTCTTTATGTTCTTCAGAATTCGCAGCATTTTGGGGCTGAAGACCTCCAACCCCTTTTCAGAGAGATACCGATCAGGTTCCGCCAAGAGCTTCTTTCGGATTTCATCGCCCGATACCTTTTGCGGCTTGTCTTCTGCGGCTCCTTCCTCTACCTCGGGCTTCTTCATGTCAAGAGGAAGCGCATAGTCGCAGACCAAGCGTGTCGGAACTCGGAACGTACTGAGGTTCTCATTCAGCTTGCTTCGGCCTCGGCGAGAATCAATCTTCATTTCAATCCAACGGGCTTCAAGGTAGCGCGTGAACTGTTCTTTGGACATTGGAACCTTCTCCAGCGTATCCTCAAGTTCAATGCGTTTCGGAAGAAGACGCTCGTCGGCACCCTTGAAATACGAAACCAGTCCTTGAATACGACGACGAAACAACATGGGGTTCTTCACATTCAGTCCATCAATAAACAAGCTTGCAAACTCTTCATAGTCTGTGGGCAAACACTGAAACTCTTCGGTTGTCACGCGCTCCGTGGCAATCTCACCGCCACCGACCTCAGTTTCAATCTTGGTCTTTACCGATGCAACCCAGTCTGCGGCCTGAGGAACGTACGGCATGTCCTTCATGTACTGAACGGCAATACGATCACCCTCGCCATTGTATGTGGACCGAAACTGGGGCGGATTGCGCGTGACCATCACCTGCTTTTTTAGCGTATTGAACTCAATCGTATCAGTCTCGGGAAGAGTACGGAACGCCTTGGTGATCTTCTCCTCGTCCCACGTAGGAATGGTCTTGAAGGGAATTGTGATTCGCTCAATCGGTCCCCGCAAAAGGTTCATCATGAAGGCGATTTCATTGGGCGAGTTAATGATTGGAGTTCCGGAGAGCAATACAATCTTGCAGCGCTGAGCACGGTAGATGGACTCATACAGCTTTCCGGTAATCTCAGACTCGTTGATGACACGAGAGATCAAGTTGTGGGCTTCATCAATAATGACCACCGAATCGTCATACATTCCCTCCTTGGTGTAATCAGCAATGCTCGTTCGTGTGAGTCCGTTGTAGCGAACAAAATTGAAGCGTTGATTGAGAATGTCCTTGATCTGCTCGCGAATCGCCGCCTTGTCCTGAGTTGACAACCCCTCAAAATTCGGCTGCTGACTTGACGTTGTGACAAAAATGCGATTGTGCTTGTCCATGAATGTTTCGGAAATGCCCAACCGTTTTCCCACCTCACGCACCTCGTCTGACATTTGGCGCACGGTCCAATGGTTCTCTACGGCATAGATGGGGTCGCCGCACTTCTGCAGTTCCTCACGAAAGTTGGCTTCCAAGGACGCCGGAACCATGACGTAGACCTTGCTGGTCGACAGCAGCGACTCCGCCACGGCAATAGAAGAGCACGTCTTGCCTGATCCCAGCCCGTGATACACCAACAGGCCCCGATACGGTGTCTCAATCTTCAGGTAGTCCCGAATAAGCTTCTGATAGGGAAAAAGCTCACGACCCGTGCCCGTCCGTTTGGCACATAGATCAATGTTCTTATCCTCTTCGTCCAACGGATCTACGTCCTTTGCTCGGTAGTCCGACTTAATGAACTGCCGTGTGATGGCGTCTGAGAACGCCCTCCTGTTTGGCAATACGTACTCGCTCATTGTGTTTGGTGTGGAACTTTTTAGACACGTATTTACAAATGTCTAGCACCGCGTTTGACATAACTCCGAGTGATAAGGCGGATGCACTAAAAGTAGCCGATCGCATGAGCAAGTATGCAGCAGATATGCCGGAAGACGAAACACGTGAGATAATAACCCAAACTGCACAGACAGTCAGACGTTGGGCTAATAAGCAGTCTCTTCTCGGTGGGCGTCGTCGTCGCCTGCGCAAAACTCGTCGCAGCACTAAGTAATGGATATCGCCCGACGCAATCATCGGATGTGGATGGTGACCATCTATTTGTTCCTGATGGCTGCATTCCTGTACCTGAAACCGTCCGTCGCCTTTGGGCGTGAAGGACGGATTCGCCCGTTTGGGGCAACCGATCGGGAAGCAACGGTGTTCCCGTTGTGGTGGTGGGTGTTTGTGATTAGTGTGGCTGCATACTCCATTACGGTCTACCTCGCAGGGTTCCGCTTCACGTCCTAGCCCGTTTCAAAGGTCGTCACGATGCTTCGTAGTTCATTGATCATTGCGCCCCTCTGAACATGGTGAGGACGGACAAGAGCCGTGCACTCGTCAAACGTCTTCCATGCAATACCCGAGATCTCTCGGCGTTGCATTGGAGTAAACCGCTGGGTCAAGTCAATCATCTCTGGGTGCTGGGCCAGTGCGATAAAGTAAATGTGGCGATACGTAATGCCATTCAGTCCCTCAAACGTTTCTTCAAGACGGATGTTCTTGAGAACAAGGTAGGCATCACGGGGAACGTTCGTCTCTTCACCAAACTCACGAATCGCACAGTCTACGTCACTTTCGCCCCGAATTCTGCGTCCCTTTGGAAATCCCCATTCAGGCTCCTCGTAGATTGAAGGGTGCTTGCTGACCAGTGCAGCCCAGTCCAACTGCTCAAACCGTTCCTTGGACGTGGCCAGCTCGCCGCTTCCGTGATCATCACCCCACAACCCTTTCCAGATGGTTTCAATGGGCGTATCGCTAATCAGGCGCTGCTCGGAGACTGTCATGTTTCCAATCAGGCGCCCGACGTAGTCCAAGTCCGTAGGGTCGTACTTTCCCCGCATAAACTCCGCAAAACTCATGCTGTCTTTCCTCCGTATCATCAGCAACCGAGAGGTTGATGGATCAATTGGAAGGGAGGAACTATCTGCAAGAATAAGCCCACACGACAACACTGGGTCCTTACACGCTCGAAAGAGATGACCTCGTGTTCCACAATTGTTACAATACATTACTTGTTGTGACCGTGCGGGTAGATCTATTCGTTTTTCCATTGTGTCTTACCACAACTTCCTTTGTAAGTGATACATAAATGGGATCCTCTGCTTCACAACCCATCCCAGGTGTTGCTCCCACAGGCTTCAATGCCGCAAGCGTGGTGATGAAAATCCTCGTGTCGCTTGTTGGCCTTGTCATTCTCCTTCTCGCCGCACTGTTTATCTACAATGCAGTTGCAATGTCTACAGGAAAACCGGGAACATCTATTCTGGGATCGCCTACGGTTCCTGATCAAGCACCCCTTCCATTAGACGGGAAAACCAGAAAAGTGATTTCTGCCGCCAATGCACCCATCACACAAGGCGCAGACAATAGCGTTCAATTTTGGATGTACATCAAGGACTGGGGGTATCAGTTTGGCGAGAAGAAGAGCATCCTGTATCGCCAAGACGCAACGACTGCAACGATCCGAAACCCCGACATTTCTCTTCACCCGACCGACAATAGTCTTGACGTCGCTGTCTCGATCTTTTCCGAAGATTCAACTGATACATCGTCAACAGGGGATACCTACACGTGCACGGTAGAGAACGTTCCTCTTCAAACGTGGTTTGCTGTCTCTGTTGCCGTCTTTCAGCGCAACTTGGATGTCTACATAAACGGCAAGCTCGTCAAGTCCTGTGTCCTTCCGGGCGTGCCGCGTCCGGCGGCCGGAGACATCATCATCGGTGACGCCCAAGGGTTCTCGGGGTCCGTATGCAACGTGCATGCCTATCCTAATATGATTAGTCCGTCGGACGCATCGGCCTTCTTCTCGGCGGGAACCAACTGTGCATCGTTTGCTCAGCCCGGATCAACAAACACCACAACAAAGGGCTCCTCTCTGACACTCTTTGGATACACCTTCACGTTTGCTGTGAGGGATAGTTCGGGCAAGGTCATCTCAGAAACATCTGTCTAATGTGTAATGCGGATCTTGCTCAAGTGCCCAACTCGTTCTCGCCCAACTCAATTTTTAACCGTTCTTCAGAAATATGTTGAGCTCGCCAACCGTCCTGATCTGTTAGGGATCTGCGTATCCTGCGACGCCGACGATGCAACCATGATGTCGGGAGGTATTCAGCATGCAATCAAAAACATCACCCACACGACCGCGTGGTCCGAGATCTACTACGGAACCAGCAAGACAAAGATTGAAGCTGTGAACGCAGACATGAGCTCCATTTCGTGGCCATGGGACATTGTCGTTGTGGTGTCGGATGATATGCGCCCGCAGATCAAGGGATATGATGACGTTCTTCGCTCGCACATGATGGCGAACTTTCCGGATACCAACGGAATTCTATGGGTACATGACGGGACGCAGGGGGAGAAGCTGAATACCATCTCTATCATGGGGCGCGCGATGTATACATCCTTTGGATTCCTCTATAACCCCGAGTACAAGAGCCTCTTTTGCGATACGGAGTTCACGGATCTTTGCAAAGGGAGTCTGGCGTCAAAGTGTAGATACATTCCATATGTGCTGATTCGTCATGAGCATCCGGGCACTGGATTCCCAGAACGAAATGACGCACTGTATGCACGGAACCAACGATACTGGACTGAAGACATGCGCACCTACATTGCCCGAAAGACGTACGAATACGATTGGAGCATTTTGATTGCAACCATTTCCGGACGCGAGCAGAGTTTGCAGCGACTTCTCCAACTGATCAATGAACATCGCGCGGCAGTCTGTCCGGATCTTCGTATTGAAATCTGTATCGCGTTTGATAACCGTGAGAAGAAGATCGGAACAAAGCGTCAAGAGCTTCTTCAGTCGGCCAAGGGGAAGTATTTTTCGTTTATTGATGACGACGATACCGTCACGGCTGCATATTTTGAGGATGCGCTTGCCACCATTCGGGGCGGATTTCACTGTTGTCGCCTGCGGGGACAGATGAATCAATACACGTTCACGCATAGCGTTCAAAACACTCTGACGATGCCCATGTGCGTAGGAGACGAGTTTCTACGTCCCCCGAATCACCTGAATATTAGTATGACGGACATTGGGAAGCTCGTGTCCTTTCGGAATGCGACACGAGGTGAAGATCTAGATTGGACGATTCGCCTTGCGCAAACGGGATGGCTCCGAACAGAATACACGTCGGATCACAGCCGAATCCACTACATCTACAACCTTGGCACTCGGACAGTTGATCCTGGAACAGCCGAGTATCAGCGCACAGTCACCTACGACGTCATGCTGAAGATGGTATGGAAGGAAGATGGTGCTACGATGCCGCCACCCGAACCTCGCAGTGCGGGGCTCCGTCTCAGTGCAAGAGGCTTTGTTTCTAAGTAGTAGGTAATGGGTGCTGTTGAGATTGTTGGGGGTATTGTCGTTGCCGTCGTGATCGGGATCATTGTGTGGCAGCTGTTGTCAACCCAACCCAAGAAATCAGATATGGTTGACATTATTCCCGGATCGCTCTCGGGGAAGCAGGTGAAGACTGTGTCTACTTCACTTAATCGGTCATTCAACCAGCCGGAGGGCGCCACCTTCTCGTACACTGGATGGATTCTCGTGAATGATTTCACGTATAACTATGGCAAAAAGCGGACCATTTTCACGAAGGAGGATTCCCCAGGTCTCTACTTGGACACAACGTCGAACTCGCTGTTGGTGACCGTCAATACGTACGCGGACATTGCTGAGACTGTCCTGATTAGTAACATTCCTGCGAACAAGTGGGTGCACTTTGCCATCATTGTAGATCAAGATGCAATGGACGTGTACATCAATGGCATTATTCGTCAGCACCACTCCTTCTCCCAGCTTCCCAAACAGAACGATGAGCCTATCACGGCAGGTGGTCGTGCCGAAGCCGGATGGGACGGTGTTCTTGCGACTCTTCAATATACGCCGCGTTCCTTGTCAGCAGGCGAAGTGGCTGCTCTGACAGCGAACATTCCAAAGGACGATTTGCGCGGAAAACCGTCGGGACCGCAGTACTTTGACTTAACATGGTATACCGGACGAACTTAATTCTTGGATCTCTATAATGAGCGCCGGTGGTCAAAACAGTTCAACGCTTTCGGGTATCCAAGGAATGCGTATTCGTGACGCATCCGATGTAGATGCACAGACTCGGGTGCGTGAAATTTTTCAGATGTTCAATTCGACTACTCCTAACGCCGTCCGTCCTCGCATTCCGAATGGAAACGACAATTACCTTCAGTTTCGGCAAGGCATCAAGGAGTCGTCCTCCAACGTAGCGGGTGGATCTGCGTCCTGCACTGCCTGCGCTGGACTGACCTACACTGGCCGCGGCCTGATCCTTACGTATCGGAACGGGAACTTTCCTCCGGTTTAAGGTCCTTGAGTTTTGCGATTGCGCTCTTGGCTCTTCTCTTGGATGCTGGATCGTTGGGGTCATATGTGAAGAAGTATTCCAAATAGGCGGCGGATGTCTTATCCTTTCCGAGATCCATGTACATCTTTGCTTTGTTCCGCTTCATATCCGTCAATGTCTCTTGCTCCCCAATGCATTCCTTGGGGGTCAAGATGTCAAATCGCCGAGCGGGCTTCTTGTTTGCAATGTCCACAAGTCGCTGGGCAATGCAAAGAACGCTGGCAATATTAGACTCCTCTGCACCCGAATACATGTACGCAAAGAAGAACTGAAGTGTAGTTGGAATGCTGGCCACACGAACACCATTTTTCATCTCGTGAAAACTGTGACACGCCGTTGTCTCGTAAAACCGAAACAGCGATTTCGTACCATCCTCGTTCATCACCATGGTGCGACGAGGAAGAATATCGTTTTCTTCGTGGACCACAACCTTCTCTCCCTTTGTCAGTTGTTCAATGGTCTCGCGCTCGGCCAAAAGTCCAATCGGGGTTGTCCACTTTTGACCAAGGTGAATTTCCGCTGCACTCACACTAAGCAGAACAACAGCCTCATTCTGGAGCATTTTGATCACGCCTCTCTGCTGTTGGGGAGTCAGATGGTCGTGCGATGCGCCTTCTTCCTTCTTGCACGTCACCGGATGAGCAGCATTCAAAAGCTGAAGGCGCTTGTACACCTTCTCCCAGCGAGACACGTCTCCACGAGGACGGCTTAGTTCAAGGTACATGGACATCCGCAAAAAGTTCGGAGGTACATAGTGAATGTCGTTACGAATCTCTGCCTGTTTCCACAGTCGGTCAAAGACTTCAGGCGTCAAACTGGTAATGTCGGCGACACCCGTGTAATCCGCAAACACCTTGAAGGTTCCAAGGTGAGCGCCCGCCTTGACTTCAACCTCCTTGATTCCGCGCGCCTTGAGCTGATTGGCAATGATCACCGAATGGGCTTGAGGCGTCTTGCTAAAGAAGTCATAGTCCGGAACTTCCTTTTCGGGGTCATAGAATCGGTCTTTCTTAGGCAGAAGGTTATTGATTGCCGTACCACCGTAACAAAGCACAGGGTGTTTCTTCAGGAATGCTTCTACGACACTCAAGCTCGTCTTGATCGCTGGGTCGGCGGCGGCGGCACGGTTGTTTTCATCCTCAAGATCCTCAATAATCTTGGTGAGGTCCTCCATTAAAAATGGATAGGAGTTTGTTTTTATCTCTGGAAGCAGCAAGAATGCCACCTAGACAGTACAATCTTCGTAACCGCAAGGTCCCCGTCGTGTGGGTGGACGACGACACACTCAAGACCAAGGAAGAGGAGGATGATTCAAGCGACTCCGACTACGAGGAGAGTGAAGAGGACGAGGAGAGTGAAGACGAGAGTGAAGAGGAGGAGGAAGAGGACGAGGAGGAGGAATCCACTCTCAAGCTCCCCAAGGGTGCCAAGGTGTCGGTCAAGCTTCACATTCATCAGTTCGCAGGAGGCAAGGGAGGGCGCATTGACATTGATCAGGAGAGCGAGGACGAGTCTGAGGAGGACGAGGACGAGTTCATTGCCCACATCATGGACAAGTATGTTCGGCCCACAAAGGGCATGGTTCCCAGCCGCAAGTCGCGCAAGGAGCGGGAGGATCCCGATGTGCCGGCCCTTTCTCTGAATGAGGAAGAGGAGGGGTACTTTGAGGATCTGTCCAAGTCCAAGCGCCGCCGCCTGAATGAGCAGATGAAGGGTCTTGCCAAGCTCGTCTCCGACGGTGACATTCCCTACAAGTTCCGTGTGCTGGGGCTTCCGATTCCAGATGCGCTCAAGGCAGCGGTCATTCGCAAGATTGATATGCTGAACGAGATGGACTCGGATGGTGGAGAGGTTCACAAGCTCAAGACATGGGTGGATGGGTTTCTGCGAATCCCCTTTGGAACGGTCGTTCCGCTGCCGGTGAAGTTTACTGAGGATCGGACCAGCTGCTCCAAGTTTCTCGCCGATACGCAGGCCACCATGGACAAGGCGGTCTACGGAATGAATGCCGCAAAGGCGCAGATCATGCAGATTGTTGCTCAGTGGATCGCCAATCCCTCGTCCGTGGGCAACGTCATCGCCCTCAAGGGTCCGATGGGAGTAGGCAAAACCTCGTTCGCCCGCCACGGTGTTGCCGAGGTGCTGAAGCGTCCCTTTGAGTTCTTCTCTCTGGGTGGCGCATCCGATTCGGCAAACTTTGTCGGTCACTCCTACACCTACGAGGGTGCGACTTGGGGCCGCATTGCTGATGCCATCATGTCGGCTCGGTGCATGAACCCGGTGATCTACTTTGATGAGCTGGACAAGGTCTCCACGACGGCACACGGCGAAGAGATCATTTCCATGCTGATTCACTTGACAGACCGGTCGCAGAACTCTCACTTCCACGACCGCTACTTTGCAGGGGTTGACTTTGATCTCAGTCAGTGTCTGTTTGTGTTTAGCTTCAATGACGAGACGAAGATTCACCCGATTCTGAAGGACCGTATGCAGGTCATCAACTGCGCAGGATACACGGCCGACGACAAGCGGTCCATTGTGAAGCAGTATGTGTGGCCTCAGGTTCTGGAGCGGATCAACATGAAGGACGATCTGTCCATCACGGACGATGCGATTAAGTTCATGATCTCCGAGTATTCTCACGAGGAGGAGGGCGTTCGTGTTCTGATCCGAGCGGTGGAGACACTCGTAACCCGAATCAATCTTCTCCGGATTGCGGATGAGAAGACCGCAAAGACCTATCCTTTCTACAAGGCGGTCAAGCTCCCGATGGTGATTACACCGGAGGATGTCAAGTCTATTCTCGTAGAGCAGAAGCAGATCAACGAGTCGTGGCGTCAGCTCTATACTTGAACCCAGTCAGAGTCCGCAAGAGTAAAGGTTGCCGTATACGGTGCATCGTCCAGAATGGCAAACATACACGTCACCGTATTTCCAGTCACCGAAAGATTGATACAGAACTCAATCAGGTTGGAGTAAAAAACGATAGGCAGAGACATTCGCTTTGGCTGATGCGTGTCCGCGTCCAAGGCTACGATACAGTGGTAGTAGATCCGAGGGGTCGCTCCAATGACAAAGTGGCAAAGTGCCCACAGTTCATTTTTCACCTTGACCGGCCGAGCCGAGCCCCGCAAATGACGAAAGAACCAAGGGGTCGTGTACGATGTGACAATCGGCGCCTTGTTGCCATCAAACCGTCGGACCTCAAACGGGTACCACCGGTAGATACATGTATCCGTGCCTGAAATTGGCAGCCAGTTCTTTTCACACCCCGACCCAGTTGGAGACTCCATGACAACACAGTCTGAATACGAGGCTGTATCCGGATGATACCGTCCGCGAACAATGGATAAGTGGTCTGAATACTCGGCAGTCGTGGCAAGGAAACAGAGCTCATGCTTGGAATTCAGATAAAGCCGGACATCCTCAAGCCCCTTGATATGCGCCTCTCTCCGAGGAAGAGCAATTGAGCTGTCGTTCATGCATACGATCTCATTCGTGAGTGTATTGAGACACGCATTCTGTGTCCGCACTCCATTTGTGTCGGAGTAACTCCCGTCCTTCATCGTATAGGTTGTGTTCGTGTGATTGAGATTGTAGTTGACGTAGCGGATGTTCTGATACTCTCCACACGTGGAGATTGCCGAGGGGTGAAAATTTGGACCGAACAGGTGGCGATGAATCGCAATGGGCTTGGCGTGGCAATCCACCGGCTCAATGTAAAACTTCAGATTGTCGTAGACATTGTCGGGGAAGGGCTTGTCGGTCAGCAGATACTTCACGCAGTCACGAAGGGCGTCCTTTTTGGTGTACAGTGTATAGAACCGACAGATCGTTTCCTCATAGTCAAACAGCCCTCGGTAGACATCCTTTTCAATGAAAAGTGAATCCGCAGGAAGGGGGATTTTCCTGCCAATGGAAATGTAGTGCATTGCTCGGTAGTGCTCGCCCTTGACACGAAAGTACTTTGCTAAGCAATAGATCGCGTCCGCCCGACCTGGGTACAATGCATACGCCTTTTGAACCCAAGCCTCAAACTGAACAGGATCCTTGAGGACTTCATACGTCTTTGCGATCATGTAGTGCGAGTACCACACTTCTTCATACCAGCCACCCGCATCGATACGACGCTGGTACCACTCAATCGCCTTGGCCCAATTTCCCATAGAGTGATACGTCTGAGCAATGTAGAACATATACCGGACGTTGGTCGGATCCTCCTCCAGTCCCTTTTCTAACAATGCAAGGTCTCGGGTAAACTTATCCGCCTTGCATCCACCGTCGTTCTGATCATCAATATAACATACGGACTTGGGAATGGCCGTGCACTCTCCATCCCAGTATTCGTGCGTCACGCCCTTGCAAACCCAAGGATAGTCCATTCGGATTAGACGAGTGTTTGGATACTCAAGGTCTCCGGCACACTGCACAAACGTGTACCCCAATCCACCGAGTGCCTGCTGTCGCAACGTTCCGGGCACAAACACCATGTCGGCATCCAGCAGAAGCCCATACGTATCTGTCAAGTCCCATCCTTTGGCCTTGCAATATCCGAGCGCATTCTGGAAGCTCAAGGTACGGTTATGACCAAAATTCTTCCATGTATTTATCTCAACACAGCCCTCGTGGGTCATCAAGAAATCCAGCGCAATGTCGGTCGTCGTGTCCGTCGATCCAGTGTCGGTGATCACATACGCATCCACAACACCCTCTACGGCTTCCATACATCGCTTAAGGATCTTCTCTTCATTCTTCACCATCAAGATCAAGACAATCTTCGGCATTCTGCGTCCGTATTGACATTCCTCTCTTCGCTCTGTCTAAGTAAATGACCACCGACTTCGTCAAGCAGTCTCTTCGCGAGAATCTGAGCCGCGTTCTCATTCCTCACGTTGCGGATGGTCTGTGGAGCATCTACGACAATGCCAAGACCGCCTGTATTCGCAACAAGCAGCCGAGCGAGACGCTGAAGACGTTTCAGAACCTTCTTACTCGCGTTCCCATGTGGTCAGAGGAGGTGCTGGCAACTGAGGTCTCTCGCATTGAGAAGATGTCCAAGTGCGAATACATGGACGATCTTCTGCTGGGTGTGTTTGTCAGCTATATTCGCGCGTTTGCCACTCTGCAGCAGTCCGAGGATACGCACATCAATGTCAACTTTGAACGCCCGTCTCTGTCAACCTTTATTTTTACGCTCTACAAGTCAGCCGCCCGCAAGAGCTGGTCCAACGCGTATCTCTTCAAGACGCTTGAGGTATCCTCCGAGCAGCAGTCGCGCAACCGTCGTGACATTGAGACCATGCTTGGCGGAGCACTGGACGAGGTGATTGATAGCTTTATTCCTTGGAAGGAGATCAGCAAGGCATACTTTCAGAGTCGGTCTGCGACGCCTGCTCCGACTCCGGCTCCGACCCCCGCTCCGGCACCAACCCCCGCGCCCGCGGAGGCACCGGCCAAGCCCACGTTGACATTTGGCGAGTCCGAGACAGTTGAGTTTGAGACTGACAATGAAGACGACGAGGACGAGGAGCGCCCCCGTATTGAGTTGGGAGAGGACGTGGCCCTTGATCTCTCGGAGGATGAAGAGCCGGCCGCCAAGCCTACGGGGGTTGTCAACCTGAACATTTAAGTGCGGCGCCGCGTCTAACTACCTCTAAACCAATCCACAAGGAAAAGCAAATGCCGGACTATCAAATGCTCGCTATGGTTGTCGGTTCAGTGATGATTGTAGCTGCTCTGTTGTATGTGCTTGATCGCCGTGCAAAGACGCAGCCCGTTGATTACACGGACTTAGGGAAGATCGCCGTTGGGTCCGGTGTCTTGGCATCGGGCGTGGTGTATTCTCTGGGAACGGAGACAGTTGTGGATGCTGCTGAGACGGTGGCCACAGCTGCTCAGGATATGTTTGTCGGGAAGCCGGAGTTTTAAGACAAGCATATATACATAGTATGTTGCGTACAGTTCGTGTTGCAGGGAGACTGGTTGAACTTGCGGGGTTACAGCAAGTTTGGTATGGTGTTGACCATTTATCTAACTCGCGTATCACACTCTACTATCCTAACGGTCCTACAAAGACGATTGACTATGCGTATGGTCAGTGGGCAGAATCCAAAAAAGACCTAAAGATTCTAGAGGACGCTATGCGTCAATCACAAGCGCATCTCGTAGCTGAGATGCCGAAAGGGTTACGCGATACTGCGTCATGCGGCCAATCTCTTTCTTAGGAACTGCCGAATCCCCACAGTACCTCACAATCGCCTTATACAGATCAAATCCGTGGTAGCGATCATGATTGTCCATCTTCTTACGAAACATCACCGATGACCCATCCGTCTGTTTCATCCACTGCAAAAAGATGCTAAACAACGGGTGTGTGTATTCATGCTTCGGTCCCTTGGGAAACATATCCCAAAAGACTGACGTAGCAAAGCGAACCAAGTCAAACGACGACGATGCAGAAATGTGCGCGTGTTTGTTGTTGTAAAAGGGCTCCATATTGTACTGCCCACCTGCTTCCTCGTCTTCTTGAAACTGGCTGCTCATGAACATCTTGGGCTCCTTCAGTCCAGTCAGACGCAGGCTGATAATTGCCCGATCAAAGTCAATGATCTTCATCAGGTATCCAAAGGTCGGAACATTGTACGTGACTCCAGCGTGAATATATACACAGTGCGTCCGATCTGTCTTCACGTACATAACATTGTTGCCGTGGAGGTCATTGTGCGTGAGGCCATACGTCCTCTGAGCATAGGCCAGAGCAAAGACAACCTGTGACACCCAAGCGGCATGCTTTTCGGGTTCGGGATGCTCCTTGATAAGGTTGTAAAACGTTCCCTCGCAAACTTCCATGACCGTTGTCACTACAGGCACATCCGTAAATGTTGCCCAAGCAAACGGTTCGGGTTCCTCGTCTTCGCCCTCGTCCTCGTTTGTTCCCTCCGAGCAGTCGCAGGATTCAATGTCGTAGACATCGTCGTCGTCTGTCTCCTCCTCGTCCATTTCCGGAGGCTCGGAGGATGCAATGTCGTAGGCTTCTACGTCTTGCTCGTCCGGTGCGCTCACATGGTCGGCATCCACATCGTCAACGTCTCCCAACTCAATCTCTTCGGCGGTATCAAGTGCAATACGGGCCCGACGTGTATGGCTGAACTCGGCTTCGTGACCCGCTGTCCGAAGCTTCAGTTCAAACGTCTTGCCGATACGGTCCGCAAACCAGCTCTTCTCGGTGAGCTCTTCGTAGTCATCCGAAATGTCAACGGTGTGAGAGCCGGCCACACCCACGTATACGCCATAGACAGTCGGAAAGTGAACACATTCAGACTCAGACAGAGCGATGGACGCAATGGCTCCAACATAGGCGGCTGTGTGAGGGCTTTGCATGGTGGCGTGCATATCATCCGCCACATTGGCGCGCTTCGGAACACCAAACGATCCGTAGTCACCACGCATCGTCTTGAAAGGCGACAGAATCATCGTCGTCTTGCGGTGAACGGGAATGGTCTTGCCTGCGACCTTGACGTGTGTTGCGTCTACAATTGAATCAATTGGCTGGTCCAGCTTGACTCCGTACTCGTGCAGACCAGCTACATTCTCTGTCTTGAAGAGCTTTTCAAGGCAGGGGAAAAAGGGTTGTATTGTCTTCATAGACCAGTGCGTTCCGTCCAGCCTCGGTACGCGGTGAATCTTCATGTTCACGGACGTCGTTCTCAAGTCCTTTCCCATTATGAAGTGTCTCGGTGATGAATGTCA